CACGGATACAGGTTCCCCAACGGGTTGCCACCGTCGTAGAACAGGTACTGCGGAAATGCATTCAGGTTCTTAATCGAAATCCGGTTGTAATCCTCGCGCGAACGCAGGATGGAGAACGGATAGTCGACCGGCAACGGCCCACCGCTCAGCTGGCGGAAGAAAGCCGATTCGATTTTGGCAGGGCGCGGGATGTCAAAATCGCCGCCAGGCCCCACCGTGTAGACTTCCTGGCCCGTCGCTTGAAGCGAGAACGAAACCAGTTGATAGACCATGTACCGACGGCGCTGCCACTGCGCCATCATCATGTTCAGCACGTTGAACGCGTCGTTCGTGTCTTCGGCAGACGCGGTTTGCCCTACCCCCAAAACGTTAGCCGTCTTGAGCGCAAGCTGGATGATGTCTCCAGGCGTAGTGGGCAGCGGCGAGGACATCTTAGGCCTTCGCCTCAGCGATCATCGCGCGCAACTTGTCTTCGCCAGTCTTGTGGTGCGGGTTCAGACCCAGCGCCTTAGCCTGGGCCAACAGCGAATCACGCTCGCTCGGTTCGGCTGGCACGCTAGGGGCGCTCAGTACAGCCTCTTCGTCAGCGTCATGCACCAGCATCTGCGAACCGTCCGCCAGCGTTACCCACTTGGGGAACTCATGGAAGACGTACGGCGCGGTGAAATCACGATTGTTCATGCTCGCTCCAATAAGGAGCTGGGGCCGAAGCCCCAGCCCGTCCTTACAGCACGTCGCCGACGATGCACGCCCACTCAGGGCGAATCGCCTTGTAGCCGTACAGGATGTCCAGACGCGTGATGAGCGAGTCAGACATGATGTCGTAGGACTCAATCATCCGCATGGACACGCCGTCGAACTGAGCGCGCGCGGCTTGCACCACACCAGCAGTCGGCATTTCCAGGTCGGCCGTGGCCATCGTGAACGCTTCGGGGTAGAACGCCAGGTTCTGGCGGTACTGCGAACCAGCCGTTGCCACCAGAGAGATGACAGCCGAGTTGGCAGGCGATGCCGTCACGGTGTTGTACGCAGCAGGCGCCGCGACAATGGCCGGGTAGATCGGGATCGACGTAGCGCCCGTCAGTACATTGGCCGTCACGACAAACTGGCGCAGCTCGCCCTGATCTTCACCGGTCAGGCGGTTGATGGCGTTCACACCTGCAATGGTGATGATGTCGCCCTTGTTCAGCGTGCCGGTGATGGCGTTGGTTACCAGCGTGTTGCCGGTTTGCGAAGCGCCATTGACGGTGCCAGCGGTGAACGAGCCGACCGTATGAACCTTGGTCGTCTGGTCGTACATCCAGTCGAAGCCCAGCGTGTCTTTGGTGATGATGCCGGTTTCGTACTGGCCGCTGATCTTCTGCTGCGGGTTGAACAGGCCAGCCAAGGAGCCGACCGTACGCGCTTGCGTGCGGGGGTCCAGGATGATGGCGCGGTCCATGCGCGGCGACAGATTGAAGTCCAGCTTTGCGCCAGCATCAAGCCAGGTCGTCGCGTCCGGGCTGACCATGTTGCCGCCGCTGGTCTTGAACACCAGGTTGGCGGATTCGTTGGCCATGTTCATCAGGTCGCCAGCCACGGCAGCGGCCAGACGGTTGACGGCGGGGGCCAGGATGCGCTCGCTGAAGTCGTCCAGGCTCATGGTCTTCTCGGCGGTGCCGAACGAGACGGGGACGTTCTTCTGGGTGGCAACGGTGAGCGACGTGTTCTGCTCGTTCGTACCCTGCGGGGTGATCGCCGGGCCGTTGTTCACGACATAGTCGTTCGGCAGGCGGATGCGCAGAGTGTTGCCGATCTTGGCGCCGCTGCGGGCGAATTGGTCGTCGTACTGACGGTTGACGGTGCGCATGAAGGCGTTGGTCTGCGTGAACAGACGCACCGCCTCATTCGTGATCATGTCGATGGTAAGCAGGCTATTAGCCATGATGGAAAGTCTCCAAAGGACGAAGAAAGTTCGTGATTGCTCACGCTCTGTCTCTGCCCTCGGGAGACTTTTCCGGGCCTACCGGCGATAGGTCGCCTAACCTGAACCCCTGACGGGTCGCACTACCCCCAAGATGCCTTGGGTAAGTGGATTCTGATACGGCTACCTATTCGAAATCTCGACTATCTGCGCCGAGCGGTCTTATTGCGGTGTTCAAACCACTCTTGCGTACCCAGCTTGGGCGCTCCATCAGCGCTGACAACGCCATCAATCGGCGTGATTGGTGCTGGCGCCTTCGAAACAGCACGAGCCACCTCTTTTGCAGCCTTGGGCGCCAGCTGTGCCAACTCGATAGCCATCTGAACCGGCGCCAAGCCGCCAATACGCACGGCTTCGCCCATGTTTTCGGGTCGGCCAAGCCAATGCACGACCTTTGCGGGGTTCGGTAGGCTTCCGAGCACGTTCAGGAAGTCCACGCCACCCACGCCAGCCATGCCGAGATTCGAAATCGAGCGGTCGAACTCTTCGCCGAACTCCTGGCGGCCGTGGTCTTCGATCGATTTCAGCGAACGATTGAATTCTTGCTGCTTGATCTTCTCGTCCGCGATGGTTTCCGCATATACGCGGGCCAGGGCGTCCACATTGGCATGGACCGGCTGGTGTGCTTGCCCTTCGCCTGTGGGCTGTTGAAGCTGGAATTGCTGCAAGCGCTGCTCAGCCTCTGCCGCACGGCGTTCTGCTTCTTTGCGCGCGGCAGTCAGCTCACCAAAGCGCCGAGTAGCCCACTCCGGGACTTCCTTTTTGGCCTGCTCTTGCTCAGCCGCCTGTTGCTGCTCGGGCGTCTGCGTGACTTCTTGCGGTTCGATCACTTCGTTTTCCATGATTTCCTCATGTGTTAACCCGGCATCACGCCGGTGGGTTGCTGCGGTTGCGGCTGGTGAATAGGTTCTCCAAGGCCAGTAGCAGTTAGGCCAACGCCCATCGCTGCTGCCCCAGAAATACCCTGCGGATCGGACGGAGGCGGGCTTGCCAGCACGTCCAGAATGGTTTGACGAATGACCGGGGCGAGCGCTTCAGGGTTTATGGCATCCATGAGCTTGGCCAGCCGATCCGTCTCGGCCTTATATGCTTCTCGGATCTGGTCTCGGTCGGCATCCATACGCTCGGCCAGATGGTTCAGCGTCTTCTGGTCCACTTCCTGTTTGGCCAGCTTCTCCATGGCTTCCTTGGATTGCAGCTCGGAGCCAAGTTGCTGGACCATTTGCATAAGCTCTTGGTTCTGCTGCATGAGCTGCTGCTCTTGCGGAGTCGGGCCATCGCCGCGGATCTCGGCGGGAATCCAATTACGCAGGCGCTCGGCGATCTTGTCCGCTGACGGGAAGTCGCCATTCGACACAAACAGGTCGCCAATGACGCGCGCCAGCTCTGGCACGCCGACGATCAGCTCCTTCATCGCTTCGAACGCTTCTTCACGGCGGGTTTCGAAGTTCGCTCCGACAGACGCCACGACGTCGTAAGAGCCGACAGCGGGGTTAAAAATGGTCGACACCTTGTTCTCAAGGCCGTCTTCCTTCTGCTCCATCGCCTGCTTCATGGAAGGGTCAATGACGATCTCTTGTTCTTCGCCATCCTCGGCCATGATCCGCATGACGCGCTTGGTGTCGTAGATCTTGGGCGCCAGGTCGATGATCTGCTTGCCCAGGAAGCGCTTGGC